TTAATTATCAAATATTAGATAAAGTACATTGTAAAAATAAAATAATCTTTGGATTTAACAATTAGATTCATTGAGGGGAGATAGGCAACTGTCTCCCCTATTTATATGTGTTAATTGAGGTAATGACTTAATTAATGCTTCAATATGGCAAGCAGATAGTCAGGAGTAATTAACCTGATGACAAGCGGCTCTCCACGCTTCTGCTTACTATTCTTTGTTTATTCGTGGGGTGAGAAAGAAGGGTTCATGGCAAAGGTTATAAAAGTAAAATTCTTTACATCTGAAAAGATGAAATTAATTAGTGATTCTAATAAAAAAAAATATAAAAAATATTTGCAATCTTGTATTGTTAAAAATTCTGATGTAAAAGAAACAACTTATAGAACGTATGAAAATTTTTTTAATCATTTTCTTTGTTATTTAGCTTTATATTATGATAATGTCGATCTATACAGTGATGATTTTATGGATAATGCAGTTGACATTATGGAATCCTATATGCTTTTTTGTCAAGAAACTTTATGTAATCATAAAAAAGTAATAAATACAAAAATATCCGCAGTATCTTCATTCTATATCTGGTCTATGAAACGAGGATATGTAACACATCATCCCTTTGATAAAAAATTAGATAGAATGAAAAAGGCAAATGAAGAACATATTTTAAATTCCTATTTTCTTACAGAAGAACAAGTATTAAAAATTCGTAGAGAATTAAATGAGAATGATAAATACGACATTCAAGACCAAATTCTTTTTGAAGTTGCTTATGATTCTGCAAATAGAATAGGAGCTTTAGAGGAATTAACTCTTTCATCTCTTGATATTAATAATATGGTTTTTACAGATATTAGAGAAAAAGAAGGATATCATGTTGAAGTAGTATTTGAAGATAGAGCAAAAGAATTAATTGAAGAATGGCTTGAAATGCGTAAAAATGATTATGATTTTTTAAAAGTTGATTCGTTACTTATTGTCAAAAATAAGAATGGGTATGCACCTATGAAACGGAACGCTATTCATTATCGTATGCGTAAATATGGTAGAATTCTTGGAATAGAAGACTTTAGGGCGCATTGTATGAGAAAAAGTAAACTAAATAATGTATACGATGAAACTGGAGACTTGACTTTGGCGGCTGAACTCGCTAACCACAAATCTACGGAAACCACGAGACAAAGCTATGTTAAGCCAAAAAGTAAGGCTGAATTAAGAGAAAAGATTAAGGAATTAAAAGAGAAAAATAAGGCAATTGAAGAATCCAATCAAAACACTGTTTTATGATAACTTTTAAATCTGAATAACCGATAGAAAGGAGTGCTATTTATAGCTGCACAAACTAAAAAGCCACGTTCACCTAATAGTAAAAGACAAAATGTAAATAGTGACTCCCCTGTTACTTATAAATGTACTAGATGTGGCAAAACGAGAAGTGACCCAAAGGGTTATTTTTTTATGTCTAAAACATCTCCCCTCTTTACTTCAAATGAATTGTATACCCATATATGTTCTGATTGTGTAAATGAATTAATGTTTGAAATGCAGACCAGATATAAGGATACTAAAATTGCTCTGATGATTACTTGTCATTTCTTAGATGTTTATTTTTCAGAAGAATTATATGAGTCTATTAAAGATAATGCCAATTTTTCTTTCGGTAATTATTTGAAACTCCTTAATGGCACTCAATATAAAGCGAAGTCATTTACAACTTCCCTTATGAATATTATTAGAGATGGTTTAAAAGGCGCACAAACAATTCAACAAGAAAAAGAAACAAAATGGAGTAGTTCAGACCTTAAAAACAAAAATTATGTTCTGCAAACTGTTGGGTATGATTGTTTTGAGGATGAAAGTTATACTGATTCAAATAGAAAATTTTTATTTAATACCCTTGCAGATTATCTTACCGATGATGTTGTTGAAGACCCGCACAAATTACAATGTGTTATTTCTATGGTTAAGACAACGTTACAAGTTGAAAACATAGACAGAATGATTAATGCTGAGTTAAGACAGATTAATCCAGATTCCATATTAATAGATAAATTGAGTGGTATTAAAGATAAACTTTCTCGCAATATAAATACTGCTGCAAACGATAATGGTATTTCTGCTAAAGGTAGCGGTAAGAAAAGCGCTGGTGCAAATGCTCTTACTAATATTATGAAAGAAATGGCTGAAAACGGGTTTGAAGAAATCAAAGTCAATATTTTTAATTCTAAAATGAGCGATGCTTTCAAAAATATTTCTGATATTAGTAATAAAAGTTTATTTGAACAATTGAATTATCAACAAGATGATTATGCTAAGATGGTAGCAACCCAAAGAGATATGATTCAAAATTACGTGAATGAGAATGATGGTTTGACTGAACAGGTCAGGTTGTTGAAAATCCAAATTAAAGAACTAAAAGAAAGTTTGGATAATAAAACAAAATGATAATTATTAATAATAAATCTCAAAAAGAACTTTCTCAACGTAAACTTGAAACATATAATAAATACAACAAGATAATTCAATGGGGTAGGCGTGATCCAGTAGCATTTTGTAGTCGTATCATGGGTATAGAACTTCTTGATATACAAAAATATGCTATTTATAACTCTTGGTTTAGAGACTTTAATTTATGGCTTGAAAGCAGAAACGCGGGTAAAGCATTAGCACTAGATACAAAAATACCAACTCCAAATGGTTTCACCACAATGGGAGAAATAAAAGTTGGAGATGTGATTTTTAATGAGTTAGGAAAACCAACTAAAGTAATTTATACATCGCCAATCTTTTATAATCATAAATGTTATGAAATAGAATTTGAAGATGGTGAAAAAATTGTTGCTGACGAAGATCATTTGTGGGATGTACAAACTAAAAATTATAGGGCGGTAAAAAATCGTATACCTAAAACAAATAGAAAACGAGCAAACTATAGCAGTCTTGATGAATATGGATTTAAAACCATTGCAACTAAAAATTTAGTTGAAGATTATGTATTAGAAAGAAAAGATGGAAAAGGTAAAGAATATAAATATCGTGTACCAAAATCTCAAGCAGTTGAATATTTACATAAAGATTTAATTATCAATCCATATGTATTAGGTGTTTGGCTTGGTGACGGCGGTGCAAGTGATGTAAGAATTACATGTGATAATAAAGATTTAGAAAATATGTGTAATAATCTACAAGAATGTGGATATACAACAACTATTTATTACAATAAAAACAGAACACCGTCAATAGGGTTAAATATTAGTAGACATAATAATAGAAATAGTTTTATGTCTAGTTTAAAAGAATTAGATCTTATTAATAATAAACATATTCCACAAGAGTATTTGTTTTCAAGTATTGAGCAACGTATGGAGTTATTAAGGGGTTTAATGGATACAGATGGTAGTTGCGACAATTTAGGGAGATGCGAATTTTCTCAGAAATCATATGATTTTATATTGCAATTTTCACAATTATTAATTAGTTTGGGCATAAAACATCATATAAGTAAAAAAAATATTCCTTGTAACAGTAAAATTTGTACTGCTTACAGGGTTTATTTTTGTGTTGATAAAACCAAAAGTTGTTTTAAACTTGCAAGAAAATATAATCGCCTAAAAGACAAATTAGCAACCAGAAGTGAAAATAAAAGTATTATATCAATTAAAGAAATTCCATCTGTTCCTACTAAATGTATTCAAGTTGATAGTCCTCGTAAATTATATTTATGCGGAGAAAAAAATACAGTTACACATAATACTACAAAATTAGCTATTTATCCAATGATTAGAAGTCTTTTGATTCCTTACCATGTAACATATTACATAGGTAACTCAGGTGATCAGGCAAAAGAATCCTTTAAAAAGATGGAGAAAATTGCTAAAAAAGAAATTGAATCTTTTGTCGGAAGTACAGATGTTTTTATAAATGAATTAAAAATAAATGGTGCTAATTCAGATGGGTTTACACACAATCCAGCATCTTTTAAATGTGAGTTATTTAATAATTCAGAAATTTATACTCTAAACTCAGACATTATTAATATTAAAGGTAAACGTGCAGGACTTGTTTGCTATGATGAAGCTGGTTGGTTTTCTGATGAATTATTTGTTCAGACAGAACAATTCGTAAACCAAGATGAAAACTTTAAACTTGGCGGCGGCATAGATATAAGTCTTGAACCTAAAGGGTTTCCAAGACAATTGTTATATGCATCATCTGCATCTGACACTGATTCTGGATTCTATAAAAAGTACAAGCAGTTCTCAGAGCGTATGATCATGGGCGATCCCAAGTATTTCGTTTGTGATTTTAACGTTGATGTTGTCATGAATGCTACATATAATGGTGATCCATATCCCCCTTTGATCAGTAAAGATAAAGTTGATAAAGCAATGGAAGACAATAGAGAAAAAGCAATGAGAGAGTTGTATAATAAATTTTCTGCTGACTCTCATGAAGGTCAAATATTAACACGAAGAGATTTGATGCAACACACTATTAGAAGACCGCCATTATTGCGTAATGATACTGGTAATAAATTATTTGGTTTTTCATGGGATAGTGCGCGACTAAATGATAATAGTGTTATTGAAATTGCTGAATTTATTGATGACCCTGAAATTGGTTGGAGAATGGATTTACATAATGTTGTGAGTTTAGTTGATATTAAAGCTAAAAAGAAAACTCCAATGAGAATTCCAGATCAGGTGGAGAAATTTCAATCACTCTTGCTTGATTATAATGGTAGTGATAAAAAGAAATTAGACTATGAGAATATCAAAGCTGTAATTTGTGATAGTGGTGCTGGCGGTCAAATGGTTGGTGGTGTATCAGATTATCTTCTTAAAGACTGGATAGGCAAAGACAAACGGCTACATAAAGGATTAATTGATAAATCACATAAAGCAAATGAAACTGCTATTCATTATTATCGTGATGCTATTGATATTATGAAACTTATTGATCCTAAATCTCATAGAAATGAAATTTTTGATTCAATTGAAAAGATGGTTAAATTAGGAGTCGTTACTTTTCCAGAAGATTATGATGGTAAAGATTCAATTTTACATATAGATGATGACGGAAACGAGCATGAATATTTTTTAAATGACGAAGAAAAATTATCTTTAGTACAAATAGAATTGCTTAAAACAGAAATTATTACAATGTGTAAATATACTGATGGTGCAAATATTACATATAAATATCCTCCAGACAAGCGGAATACAATGCATGATGATAGGGTTTTTGCATTTGGTTTGTTGTGTTGGTATTTAGCACAATTAAGGCGTGGACAAATTGTTAC